TAAACATTGACTTTGACCTAACAGTTTCAGATAAGGATTTGCCTAAAGAGCCTGAGAAGGACTACGAAGTTCTACACCGACACTCTTATTCAGAAATGAAAGAGGAATTGCAAAACGCAATTCGTATTCTAAAAATGACAGATGAGGAAACAGTTAGCACTAGCACCTACAACGCTATTGCTCGTTATCTCTAAACAATTTGGGGGGCAGAACTAAAGTCCTGAACCCAAACGACCTGAGTATGTCGCCAAACTGCTCTCCCTTTTGGGACAACTACTAACAAAGGCAAATAATGAAAAATCGTTTCAGAGTAGAAATCTATGATGCAAACAAGAGTAATGATTTAACAATCTATTCAGAGCAAGGTGTTGATAAGGAATACTTAACTGAATTAGCATTCTCTAATAGAGGAAATTTCTTTGGTGATGTACGTGCTTATGTCTATGATACTTTAAAGAAGACTAAGACTACTGCTCTTTATCTTCCCGCCGAAGTTATTAATTTCAATCGAAAGAATCAATTAACCAGGGATGAGTTAGGTCTGTAAAGATCTAACACTGGCTGCATATGTGCAGCTGGCCCGTAAAGGTAAGGGGTTATCCACAGGGTTACGACCACTTGTGGATAACCCCTGGATTTTTGTGAGATTAATCACATGGATCAATTCGGACATATTGTAACTAATCATAGACAATGTCAGTGGGGTCTGTTATACTTACAACTAATCAAACAAACGAAAGGTAAAAAATGGCTCATAATCTAGAAATGGAAAATGGCGAAGTTGCATTCGCACTTCGTGGCGCACCTGCATGGCACAACCTTGCAAATCGCATCTTTACACAAGATGAAGATGTTACAACTCAAATGATGTTAGATGAGGCAAAACTTTCCAACTGGAATGTTCGCTTGTCTCCACTAACTGACCACATTTCAGATACATGGAATGATGTATCTAATGCTCAATTAGTTATTCGTGACAACCCATTCAATAGCGGAACTGATGTTCTTGCTACTGTTGGAAAGCGTTACAAGCCTGTGCAGAATGAAGAATTGTTTGCATTCGCAGATGCAATTCATGATGCCAATGCTGATTGCCGTTGGGAATCTGCTGGCTCACTTCGTAGCGGTAAGGTTGTTTTCGGCACTGTGGATATTCCTCGCACAATGGTGCTTGACCCACAAGGTGCAAATGATGCAACCAAGTTGTATCTAATTGTTTGGACATCACATGACGGGTCTGTTGCGGTTCAGGCTGCAGTTACCCCTGTTCGTGTAGTTTGCCAAAACACATTGAATCTTGCAATGCGTAATGCTAAGCAATCTTTCAAGATTCGTCACACGCAATCTGTTGAAGGTCGCATTCAAGTAGCCCGCGAAACTCTTGGGCTTGCTCTCGGATACTTTGATGAATTCGAGAAAGAGGCTCAGGCTCTTTATTCTCAATCAATTACTGATGCTGAATTCTCAAAGTTAATTCAGACAATTTATCCTAAGCCAGATAAAGATTCTGCTAAGGTTGCGCTAACTAAGTGGGAGAATAAGGTTGTCCTTCTTGACAATCTTTATCATAACTCACCAACTAACGCTAACATCAAGGGAACTAAGTGGGGTGCGTTCAATGCACTAACTGAACGCCTTGACTATTATCGTTCAGGTCGCGGAAATTCTGAAACACTTATGGCTGGTGCATCAGGGTTTGACCCAATTCTTACCGCAGAAAAAAATAAAATTAAGAAATTAATTTCTGCGTTTTAATAAATAAATTCCTGAGCATGAATAAAAACTGCTCACAATTTTTTCTAGGTCCATTAGCTCAGTTGGTTAGAGCGCTACCCTGTCACGGTAGAGGTCGACGGTTCAAGTCCGTTATGGATCGCCAGGGCCCGCAATGCTAAGGGGAGAAAAAGTGTGTTACGAGTCACAAAAGAAAATCCCTGGAATCTATTGTAAATGTCAGTGGGGTCCTGTATAATTCTCTTTATGACCAACGAACTAGTATCAAGTAAGTACACCTTTGTCTGTGACCCAGATGAATGCGATTCATTAATAGAACTAACATCATCTGATGGATTTGGCTTTCCTTCAGGTGTGACAACGCTCACATGCCCATGCGGACGCAAGACCACATTATTGTCAGTGGAGCATGCTACAATTGCACCAACAAACCAAACGAAAGAGGAAACAATGGAAACAACAACAGATAATCACTACTTGACACGGGAATTTCTTGAGTCACAGTTAGTTGAGAATAAGGCCCGCATTGTGCAATTAGAAGAGCACATCCAGCGTGTAACACAACGTGACTACGCAACTGCAGGAACATTAAACAAGTTACGTGACGACATGAAGGTATTCACATTAGAAGGTCTTGATGACGACTCATTGACTGAGTTTCAAGCAGAAGAGATTTCAAGCATTTGTGGATTTGAACTAACAAATGAATTTGAGTTAACCGTAACTGTACAATATTCAGTTACAGTTAATGCTCGTGACGAGGAGTCTGCTATCAATGCAATTCACGAAACAGACTTTGACACAGTATCTTATGATGAGCCTATTACATACATGTCATCATCTATCGATTCAGTAGAGGTGGACTAATGTACTTTGAACTCACCGCTCCTGATAGGCTCTCCATGGAGAGGGCCTATTGGGATGCACAAATCACAGGGCTCGACCCACAAGCAATGTCTGCATTGACATTCAACATTGGAACTGGTAGTATTGAGAAAGTAAGTAGGCTTAGAGATAAGTACAACTTAACTGAATCTTATGTATCAGAATACGAAACCACAGGTTACTAAGGAGAAATTATGTCAGACTATAAGGATGGCTGGGATGACGGGTATAAGTTTGCCCGTGAAGAAATAATGGAGAAGTTATCAGAAATTGATATCAACGATATTGATTCTTGGATTCTTGACCGTCTTTCTGAGATGATTGAGGGCGGTGCTCTATGAGAGACAGAGAGTTCATTCCATGTGATGCATGTGGATCAGCAGATGCAATGTATCTAGTTAAACTAGTAGATGGTGAGTTAGCTTTTTGCGGTCACCACTACAATAAAAACAAGGCAGGCCTAGACAAGGTAGCCTATGAAGTGATAGAATTAGACAAGAAAGAACCAGCAATACCTACTTTAGAAACGGCGGAATAAAATGGGCGACAGAGCAAACTTTGGGTTTAAAGACCAAAAGGGCGATACAGTATTTTTATATGGACACTGGGCAGGATATAATATGCTAGCAAAACTAGCAAATGCCGTGCAGGCTGCAGAGCCACGCTGGGAGCACGAGGAGTATGCAACACGCATTGCAATCTCTCATTTAATTGGTGAAGATTGGAATCAGGCTTTGTCGTGGGGCCTTAACATTAATCAGATTAGTGATAATGAGCACAAGGTGCCTGTAATTGATTGGGCCAATCAAACGTTTACACTGTATGAAGAGGACCTTGAAACAGTTGTATTTAGTTTATCCTTAGCGGCATTTGTAGACAAATACAGTCGACTAGTTATGGTATAATTAGACTAGGACTCTGGTCCTGGTTTTAATAGGAAATATAATGGTGCGTCTATCAGTCTTCGGGCCAGGCGCTAAGTAAAGCGGGTTTATTTCTTTCGTTGGAAATCCAGGCAGCCATTATGCAAGACCCCCAGTTAGCTGGGGGTTTTTCTTTGCCCCCAAAGACATGAGGGTAGCATATTGTCTTTACGACTGTCAAATATATTTCCCAGGAATTTGCTGTGATCTTGACCACAAAGCTGAATCATGTGGCATGTATCACATGCCAATTCTATTCCATTTGTCAGTGGTCTAGTATATAATTGGAACATATCAACGAAAGGATATAAAATGCCAAATTGGGTATTTAATGGATTAACTATAGAAGGTAATCCTGAGCAAGTAAAATCTTTAATCAAGCAGATGAATAAGCCATTTGTTTATTCTATTACTGCATTAGGTGATTTATCGTATGATGTCAAGCAGACTAAGTATGTTAATCCTATCTTTGCTTTTCATAATATCTATAACTATAGAGATGCTGGTATTACTGATGAGGTATATCATGGACAGCCTCCTCGTTCCACCGACTTTTCTCAGGCAATGAAGTTTGAGACCAATGACTGGTACAACTTTAATGTGCGTGAGTGGGGAACCAAGTGGGATGTTGCTGTAGCCGAGGATAATAAGTATCCTGATACAACTATTGAAGAAGCAGAGAATGGCGAGAACTATGTAGTCCATTACAACTTTAACACTGCATGGTCACGGCCTCTTGGCGCTATCTCTAAACTATCTGCACAATACCCTAATCTACTATTTACTTTATCATATGAAGAAGAAACAGGTTGGGGTGGGGAAATGGAATTCCTCCGTGGTGAAGTTATCTCAGAATCAGAATACGATAACATGTGCCGTGATTGTGATGCAACTGACCAAATGGAATACTGCGACAATGACTGCGGTGAAATCTGTGGCAACTGCAACTGGCTAGGCAATGCTGACCTAGAGGCTGTAGCAATTTGTCAGACCCATAAGATATACTTAGACACTAAAGTACCCGAATATAGAAAGGCGGAAGCATAATGGAAGCATTTACAGATACAGTAGGAGAACATATTCTTGGAGCAATTCAAGTAGATATTGAGCAACATCTCTTTGAGCAATGGAACAATGCTAATTTAGAGGAAGGCTCAGCATATGCTGAATATAAGTTCATGCAATTTGCTCCTGATAACTTAAAGCAATCATACAATGAATACTATGGCTATATTGAAGGAGATGAATTCTTACTATGATTACCACACAAGAACTAATTGATTATATCTATGATGACAACTTAATCCATTTTGATGACAGAGATACATCAGATGATTGTGATTGTCACATTCATATAACACTTAATACTATGATTAAATATATGGAGGCAATAGAATGCTAGGTTATACTAAAGATGATCTTGATACTATGATTAACTCAGTACATGATGCTAAGTTATTCTATCTTAGGACCCCGTCCGATTTAATGGACAAGTCATTATTAACTGAAGGTTTGTTGAAGACAAATGACTTCCTCCAGGGGCTTTGGGCGGAGGGTTACTTTGACTAAGTCATCACATTTTATGGAGTATCTAAAGATACATAAGATTAGTTTAGAACAAGATTTAGAAGATGCTAGAAATAACGTACCTTTAAATGAAGATGAGTATTTTGAATCAGATGCTTATTATACTGGAGCCATTGATACTATGGAACATATTTTGTCAGTGGCCTCTGATATAATGATTGATAACGAAAGGGTATATTAATGGATATGACTATGGAAGACATTGGGCTCCCGCCCCACTTGCAACGTTTGGTTAATGCAGGTGTTAGTGGATTAGATATAATGCACGGTGAACTAAAGAATCTAATGTTAATTGCTGAGCAAGACCTAGCAAGCGCATTAGAGCAGGAAGAGTTGTCTGAAGAGGCAATGGATTCTATGGTCCGAACAGAATGTGAAGGGCGCCTAGATATGCTAGTAGAACTGTATCAACTAACTTATCAGTTATCATTTGCGATTGGAGCACGTAATGAAGCCTGAAGATAAAGATAAACTAAACGAATGTTTAAAGATTCTAGATGAGACAGACTTAGGCCTATCATTAGTTTGGTTGTGGACATGGTCGACAATCAACGGTATTCTAGAGGATGACACCTATGTTGCCAAGGCAACCCAAGACGAGATGTGGGACCACCTGTGTGAGGCTGTAGAGGCTGGAATGGGCTTCTCTCTAGAGTGGGGCGCTGAACAACATAGCGAAGAAGTTTTGGATTGGATGTTAAGCAGGGAATACATTGTTGACCCTGAAGATGAAGAGGAGGAGGACGAAGATGAAGATGAGTGATAAGTACTTAAACGATCAACTTAGTAAAGCCCAAGCTTTGCTGTGGGGTGGGTCCGAAACAGAAAACATCGAGGCACACAACATTATCGCTAAATTAATTAAAGATAAAATAGAACAGGTGGAACTATGAGTCAGCAATATAAAATCTATGGAGACGTAGTTCAGGAGTACTACCTTGTAGTAACTGCAGAGAATCGTGACGAGGCTTGGTATGCTGCGGAGGCAACACCTAAAAAAGACTGGAAGAAACTTCCTGCTCGCAACGAAGGAAATAAGATAGAAGCATACAGTATCGAAGAAGTAGAAGTTAAAACTAAATAAGGATAGGTTGGGCCGTTATGGACAATTCGGACATAACGGTCATTAATCTAAGGGCACGGGCAAAAATTTTGCTTTACGTACCCTATTTACAAATCCCCGAAATTCGGATATAATATATATAACAACTCGATCTAGAAAGGATCAAACTAATGTCAACAACACCAACAACAACTCGTGAGTACCTCAAGACCCAGGGAATTTCTGTGGGCAAGCGTGGCCGCTTTTCAGCTGCAGCTCTAGGAGCTATCAGCAAGGCAGCACAAGAAGGCGTAGTCTTCACAGACAAGAAGAACGTCAAGTAACAAACTAAGTGTGGGGATCCTCCTCTCTGTGGGAAACGGGAAAGGGGAGGGTCCTCGCTTCATTTACAAATGTCAGTGGTCAATGGTATAATCAAAACGAAAGGCGGAACTCATGGCTAAGGCGAACGAATTCAAGGCGGCAGAAAAACTAACAGACTATCTAAATAATGCTAACTTCTCACCAGCAGTAATGGCTAATGTACTAACAACTGAACATACCTTGTATACACAAGACAGGCTAATGGAACTAGTTAGATATATTATCCAATATAATTCCCTTAGATTAAAGTCAGAATGGGATAAAGGATATACATCCGAAGGATTGCTTTTGGCTGATGCTCTTAACGATATGATTGAGGCAAAATACGGGGCGGTGGATAGAAACCTAACTATTAAATCCCTTGAAGAAACAAGAGTAAGAGATAGCAAATACATAATGGACTTAGATTCATTCTAAGATAGCTTTCCCCTATGGGGCATATAGTTTATATACTATATGTCCCATTTTTTTATGCCCATCTTATGGGCCAAATTTCTTCTTTACGACGCATATAAAAATACGCTGGAATTTGTAGCAAATCGAATAAAATCTGTCAATATCTGTATAGAATATCTCATTATATGAGACAAATTATACAGAATTAGACATAATTTTTTGCCATAAATATGGGCCAAAATTGCTCTTTACGAACAAATAAAAAAATTTCCTGGAATATCTATTGACATATGTTGGCCAATATGCTTTATATGGGCCCTATTGACATTATGACCCATCAAATGGTAACGTTCCATTACACACATATGTTTAACTATATATAATGATAGTATTTGGATCTAAATTGATAGTATGATTCTCCACTTTACTCCACAATACTCCACTAAATAAGCCTCTAGGAGGCTCATACAAGGGAGATTAAAGGGAGGGGGATATAATGGGTAGGAGCTAATTTATTGCAATGGGCTCTTGTTCTTAGATGGTCTTCTAGACCAAGATGAAGCCTTATTTGCATTAGTTCCTCTAGATGTAGACTCTATTAGGGCTTTATTCTTATCTAATGCTTCTTGGGCATATTTAACCTGTTGATCCCAATTGAACTTCCGTTTTTTTGCCATATCTATTTGCCACCTCTTATTGAGCGTATTTTTAGGGCTATGAATACTATTGATATTGCAATACCGAATAGTAACAACCATCTATCTGAATAGTCATAATTCCAGCAATCTCCTCCTGTATAACAATTAGGATTTCTACCTATAATCTTATCTATCATTTATTACACCTCTTTCAATCCACAATTCTTGCATACATTATCTATAAATAAATGTGCTGCTAAGGAGGTAGGCTCTTGTTTCTTATCTACTCTCTTGAATATATCTCTTAGTAGGTCTATAGGGGAAGTCTTATCTTCTTCTGGTAGCCCGCCGTGTTTGTGCAATATCTTGAGTAGGATGCCTGCTATGAATAGATCATCTGTAAATGCCATCCAGGGAAATAGTATATCAAATGGGTCAATTGGGACAGATAGGTACATAACGCACAAAACGGCTATGATCTTGATATGTGGTGGACATCTATCAAACTGAGCTTTATATGGCTTAAATACCTGGTTTAGGTTCTTAATTAGTATCCACCCATGCATTCATTTCTAGTGTGATATAGTCTGATCTTAGTCAATATCTTTTTAGTTGGAGCGCTCAATGGCTCTTGGCATGCACCGCATGCCATATCCCATTCACCGCTAAAGAAGTCATATTTAGCTCCCTTAAAGTTGGCATATTTATGTGCCACAAAAGTAGCAAAGGGATCAGGTATTTCTAAGTTCTGCAGCATGTATTTATTATAACATTTATGTCAGGTACTGACAAGAGGTCTCTACTTTTCGACTTCACTTTTTCGATCTATATTATGAAACTAATCCTTTATATGCATGACATGCACATACACCTACTATTTGATAGGTTCTATCTACTTCTGCTAGGTCATTATATGTAGCTATAGCTTGGCAGTAATGACACTTTTCTGCCTCTTCCGCCGATTCTAAGTAGGCTTCAAGGTTATCTAGTATACCCATATTACTTATTCCTTGGTATGAGCTTCTGAGGGCCTTCTGTGCCGAATAGAGACTTCTTTATTGGTACGCAGTTGGGCACTTGCTTTCCACCCTTATCCTTCATGCCTACCTGCTTGTAGCCGCTCCAGCATGCCTTCTGGATATTATCCCAGTTGTCCTCATCCTCATTATCTGAGACATAAGACTTAGTTAAACACTCTGGGCACTCTTCGCAATCAAGATCTTCCTCTTCGCACTTATCGCAATCGCAATCCTCTTCATCCTCGTAATCTTCATCATCTTCCATCTCAATTACTTTGGTAAATGGGTTGACGACATCATCTAGGATATCTTTAATCTCTTCTAATTCTTCAGGCAAATCAAAGGATTTCTTCATATTCTTTTCTCTTTCAACAATCTTACGAGACCAAGAATATCCTGCATCCCCGCCCCAAGCAAGCCACATAATCTTTCCATTTGAAGGGTTCTCTGAGTTGCCCCAATCCTTACCCTTCTTGTCTACCTCATGGCGTGAGAAGTATGAGTACATACGCTTAACTGTAGATAAGCTTAGAGTCTCTCCTCTTGCTAATTGTCCAGCTCTAGTCCATCCCACTGCAGTTCCTGCACCCTTGGCCTTGCCTTGCTCTTTTAATCTAATAGCACGTTTTGCAGCAGATTTCATCCCTGCAGTTGGCTTGTATCCTGTTTTTTCGCTCATACTCTTATTTTACCATATCTTTCTGGATCATTTAGGATCTCGGCTAATAGTCCCACTGGTACATCATGCCCTGCTTTAATATGCTCTCTTACATGAGCAATTAAATGTCCATCATCATGGATCTCTTCTGACATTGAGAATAAGGAATATTCATCTGAACGTTCATTTAACCAACATGCAGCACATTCTATCCATCCGCCTACATGAGCGTATATATAAATGTCGCTGTCTGTAAATCTAGAGTATGCCATTGGTTCCCCCTATTAATGTATCTTGTTTATTCCCTTTTTAGACCAGTGTAAATAAGATTTAACACCTACTATCCCATAAAGGATAGCGCCAAGAATAAAACCGTACTGCTTTGTTATCAAAGCATATGCAGTCCACATAAATTCATTAAATATGAACCAGAGCCAACCAAATCTTTTCTTCCTGCCAATTACAAACATAGCTGCAGCACCGCTTAAAACAAGCACGTATGAGGCGTAGCTATTTACCCACTGTTCCATATTTAATATACCCTTATCGTTAGATATATATTATACCATTAAATCAGTTGTTTAAAAAGCTTGTTTATTTGAGCAAATCCGTTTGAAGTATTTACCCTTTCTTTAGTCCATACATCATCACAATCTCCTCGAAAAATTAAGCTGTAGCCAAGTGTTGTGAGCAAATCTCTTTGTAAATCCCTTAACTTTTCTAGCTCATAATACATGCCAGCCTCATGTTCAATAACAATAACTTTAAAGGTGTACTGGGTCATGGGAATATTTAATAAAGCTATTAAATTGGCATAATTGTGAGACGTTGTATCAATATCAATGGATAGGAAATCTATTGATTTAGGAAACTTATTTTCTTCTAAAAATTTACTCCAATTAAAATTTAGTGCGTCAGCATTAAGACATATATTAGATCTATTGCTATTAAAACTTTCTACAAGTTCTGGAGATATATCTATAGACGCTCCACTCCAGCCATGATCTTTTTCTAAAGAATAGGTATTGTTTTGATCCTTGTAGTGACCTGCTCCAATTTCTAAATAATAACCATTCTTTAAGTCTCCGTTGAACTTATATGCCATTTGAGAATATATAGATGGTGCGCTTGCGCCTAATTCAAAATCTTCTTCGCTCCAAACAGGAAAACTAAACTTCTTGTTTTCATAATCATAAACTGTACTTGTGTTTTTAGTATTCACATTAACCTCATTAATCACTATCTTTTATATTATATTCATGATATCGAATATGATAATCTCTTAATTGGTGAGTTACTGCACAATAACAAATAGGGCAATTTGTTATCCATTGAGACTTATCTTCCCAATGTTTAGGCATTAAGCTCCAGGTGAAGGAATCGGACCTTCATTATCGGTTTCGGAAACCGCTCTACGACCATTATAGTAACCTGAATTATCTTTGGGGACAATTCGCTTAATCTCATAATAACAATCTGGACACTCTCCAATGTACAGCCAATTACCTGAATCTAAGACAACCATCTCGGTTAGCTTTCCTTCTACATTCTTATTACAATCAACGCAGAAAGCATTCATCTTTATTGTCAACGACTATCTGCCTCTTTTAGCCAATGATCTTCCCATAGTCCAATGAGAGACTTATTGCCAATATCATCAAAATAGTAACGCTTTGCGTTACTATCATATGTCCAACCATACCATGTATCTCCTTCACACCAGCTCAATGATGCTGTCTCCATGGATTCTGGGTCATTAACAATTGTATCTAAATGATCATATAGGTGAACTTCATCAAAGATATACTCTCTAAGGCTTGTCCAGCTAAATATACGTCTTGCTAACCATTCAATCATTTTTGCCCCTTAGTCATATTGTTTTTTTGTCCAGAAAAATTTCTTGTAGTTTGATTTATTTGGTGAATCAGTGTTATATGTTTCAAAATCAATCTTATCGTTGTTTTCTATTTCTTCTTCAGTGTATGTTTTTAGATCCATTTCCCAGCTTTCATTCTTAAATGGAACTACCTGTATGAATGGTGTGCCTGCTGGTATTACACCTTCAAAATCATTTTTTATAAAGAATGGCAGCTTGCCCTTTTGTATGTAAGACTGAGTATCAATAAACCCTGCTATTGAGATAAAAGGAAGATCAAATCTATTTAAAGGGTGAGTCCACAAAGTAGTGTAGCCTTCAGGAACTTTAGGCATCCAGTTTACAATCCAGTTTAATTGTAAATCATCGTACCCATCTGGAGTTGGAAACCCATCTTGCTTACCCCTCGTACCGCAAAAATAGCTGCACTCTTCTATATTTGTGATTGCTGGCTGTCCATCTACCCTAGATATATTTATATCTACTGGAGTTTTTAATATGTATCCAGATAAAACTACGTCTAGCAATGCTGGGCAAGACTTCCAAGACAGAACTCTTTCAAATGTTTGATGACCATTTTCTACAACAAACGCTAGCTCATACATTCCATTAGGCATTTTCTTATGCTTATCTGCTGAAGAAAACCATTCTGGGATAACGCTTCTAGATGGCTCTGGTATATGCTTGTTGCCTATATTTTGCTTTCTTTTAGAGTAAAAGGTTATCTTCTTTTTCATCTGTATCCTTTTCCCATGTAAGTTTTCCATCTTTATATACAGGCCAATACCCTAATGAACGCCAATCCATTTTCATAATCTTAGGTTCTTTCACACTGCCACCTGAATTGGAATCATTACTTCACATCTTTTACAATACTGATACGTTGATCCAGTATATGGGCATGTTCCTGCTTCTACAAGGTTGTGACCTTTAATTCTGCATACAATCTTATTTATCATTATAGTTCATTATATAATATACGACAGGTACTGTCAATAGCCTTCTATTTTCCGCCGCACTTTTTCGCTAAATTATTACAATATAGTGGAATCATCAGTATATTTTATAACTGGATCTAATCTATCCCAATGTCCATTTTCACTTCCTTGATAAACCTGTCCAGTTTCTCTGTCTACAAGAAGCCACTTCTCTGGTGATTTGGTTTTAACCTGAAGAACAACTGGGTTAGATAAAACCTTAAAGTTAAATCTGTTTCTCAAATTTACCCCTTAATTGCTAGTACGCTTTTTGTATTCAAAAGCAAATACTTTTCCCCGTCTTCATCTTCAATGTCTGTGCCACTGTTTTGATTGTAATACACACTATCTCCAATGGCCAATCCATTAATTGGTATAAGCTCACCCTTATAGTTGTGTTCACCATTTCCAAGATCAAGTATCTTTCCAACCCTGAGAGGAGAATCGCTAAGCGAAGCCATTAAAACTATACCAGACGATGTGGTTCTGTCCTCTACCTTATTCTCTTTAACTAACAATAAGTTGCCAAATGGCTTAATCATTTTTACTCCTCGAACGACTGTTGACTTGCCCAAAACCGATCCTGTGCCGATTTATCTTGTATTTTTTTTGCTTCCATGATTTCAGAAATCTCTTGATAAAGTTTATATCCGATATAGCCGCAGACAGCTAGAGATAAAATAATAATAAAGGTTTTCATATATTATATTGTACTATAATTAATAGTTATAGTCAATAGTTAGCAGGTTTCTCCGTTAGAAATTTCTCTATCATTTAAATCCTGAAAACATGTACCGTAAAGCGTGTGCCTTACTCCATTTTTTACTGGGGTTACACGATGAGTAAATTCTTTTGTCATTGGAATTGATATTAGCATTCCAGCCTGTGGCTTAATAACATATGGCTTGTAGGCAAATTCAAGCTGTCCGTCTTCAAAGTCTTCATTTAGATAGATAGACCATGCTGCAGTCATTCCAAAATCATTGAACTCTGTATCCCCTAGCTCCGCTGCCATACTTTTTTCCCAGTGCCATTGGTATGCACCACTATGATCTGAATCATCTAATGGCCAGAATGATTGTAAGGTTATATCTTCATTTAATCTATTTGGTAGAACAACCTTCATTCTATCAAAGACTCCTTCAGTCTTATACCACAATTCTGGGTGATATCTTAAATCATTTTCGTCTGGGAATATTGCACTATTACTTAAATCTATTCCTCGTGTTGGGCATATAGTACCCTCTGGATGTATTCTATAGTTAACACCAATAAACTTATTTCTAATTGAGCTAGATCTTGAAGTTAAATACCATCCCTTTTCATCTTCATGGAAAGGCTTAAGATATTCTAATTCTTCTTTTTCTAGAAAGTCTGGTATGTACCATAGCTCTTTATCAATTATTACTTTTCTGTCTTCTAGAATTTCTTTATTTTTAATAAAATATTCTTTAAAGTTTTTGTCTCTATCAGAACCAACAGAATCTTCAATTTCATTAAACTCCATTTTTAGCTCTCCAATTCTATTTGTTCTATGTTTTCTTTAAAGTACTCATTAGATAGATCATAAAACCATTTAGTAAGTTGATCCAAGCTGAGTACTCTTATTTCAATCTTATCTGAAACTATGTTGTTTATAGTAACTACATACGATTCTTCATTCTTCTTTACATAGGATACTTTACCAGTTTCTGTCATAAAAGAATAATCATATGCATCGCCGTTTTTATCAATCCCCTCCGAATTTTCTGGAGAGCCAAAGATAAAGGTTCCGTGATGCTTTACAGCTTTTTCTAGATCAAACATCTTCCTCTGTAATTATCTGATCAACAATTACTCCCGCTGGAACCGTTCCAGCTTTAATGGCGGCCTCTTGATTTCTTCTAGCGTTACATTTAATGTCTGCAGAAGTCAAGCTTTCCATTAGTCCTTCTGGTAATTCTTCTGGGTTATCTGCTCCAGCATAAGGATTTTCTAGTAACGGATGAGCTACCTTATCTTTCCACTGCTGCTTTAATTGATATTGATGAATTCTTTCTTTAAAAATTAATCTTTCCCACTCTTGCAACTGCGCTTCAGAATACCATGCATCTGCATAATCCCAGAATATAACTATGGTGTATCTTGTTCCAGCGGTAATTTCAGAAACGCTATGAATATTTTCTACACCTCCAGGGAATGATACGAATGAACCAGTTGGTGGAACAACATCTAAATTGTGATCTCTAAATCTTAAAACTCCACCCTCATAGTCTGGCTGACTATTTAGATATATGCCAGAGTACTGCTTGTTATCAGCCCACCCCATGTCTTCGCCATCAAGGTCTGTGTTATCTGAGTGATCGTTTGCGTAAGCACCAATCTCCCACTTCTGTGCATGCATGCTGTTAATCTTCATAGGTCTTCCAGCAGCATCAGAACAATACTGAATCATTCTTTCTCTTAGGTTTGCCATGTATTCTTCAGTTATTGAAGTGCCATGATCTTTGGTAAATGGAGAAACGACATGCATACCGTAAGATCCGTAGAAGCAAATAAATCTCCACTCTTCCTCATTTGCGTTAAAGAATTTAATTAATTCTTCACACTCTTCTTTAGAAAGAAAGTTATCATATTGCCAAATCCCAGTACCTCCTCCACCAAGGAGTCTTCCTCCGAGCTGACTAGATTGCTGTGATAATGCTTCCATGATTAAACCTTCTTTCTACCAAATTTTTTAGGTGCTTGAGGAACAGATGGTGTTTCTCTTCTAATTCCATGCTTATTGACATCAATTTTTATTGGTGGTCTTTTTGCTTGTATTCCTGATTTAAATTTACCCTGAGAAGGATTTCTTTTTGGCGTATCGTTAGAGTTTACAACGTTTTCTGACACTATGCACCCTTAATTTGTGATATAGTTACAACGTTATTATTCATAGATGGCTCAACAGAAGACTCGTACTGAATTTCTTCTGGATTACCGCAAGTACAATCTTTACACATTATTGATTCCTTTGATCTGATACATCCTGGATACTAACTTCTTTAACTCCAGTCTCGCTGCCTACGCTTTCGCAACCGCATTCAAAGCACATATTACTTAGGACCTTGAGCCTGCGCTTGGTTTGAAACGTCTGTTGATGGGAATGCTGCCTTTGGATCAGCTGCGTACTGCTCGTTATTTCCCCATACTGTTGAATCGTTTACCTTTGGTGATGTAAATCCGTTTAAATCTTTTCCGTCTGACATGTTATTACTCCTATAGGTTATTTATTTAAGCGGGACTAGTATTCCGCTTATAGGACTATTATAGCATTTAGTTGATTAGGACTTATACTGTTTATGCCAGCAATCATCACATATGTCTATGACTGGGCCTTCTTGTTTTCCAGAAAGCCTTGTTGCCTTATTATTACAATCTTTTATTTCGCAAAAACCACTGAACACTACTTAGATCCCTTGGCTTTCTGACCTCTATAGCCCGTTTTTTTAATATTCATCGATCCAGGCTTTTTTTGACCACTGGCATATGTTCCTGCTTGTCTTTGCGCCAAAGCTCTTTGCATTTTATCTAGGTGTTTTCCCATTACTTCACTTTCCTAAGCCAACGATTGTTCCATATTCTTTCAAATATAAAGTATCCAACAATTTCCCAGGCAACGTATACAAGAAAGCCTATGGTTATAGGCTCAAGGTATTCATTTTCCCACTTACCAGTAATTATGTATATCAAGTATGAGAATAGTATGCTGGCAACTCCTACATGAAATGCAGTATAACTTATTGCCTTAATAGAACTTCTCTTTTTAGATTCCATTATAGAGCTACAGATCCTTTTCCCCCGCCAGAAGTTTTCTTGGCTACCTTCTTGGCTGGTGCCTTCTTGGCTGGTGCCTTCTTGGCTGGTGCCTTCTTGGCTGGTGCCTTCTTGGCTGGTGCCTTCTTGGCTGGTGCCTTCTTTGCTGGTGCATTAATTTCTTCTAACATAATCTCAATTTGAGATTGAACTGAATTAATGCCTAGCCATTTTTTTAAATTCTTTAACATGATTCCTCTTTTTCCTTTAACTTTCTAACTATTAGTTTTAAAACATCTTTAGGTCGCCAATCTGGCGGAAATTCTAGATTTTCTATATCGTTAATCAATTCATTCAAAATTTTTTTTTGAACTATGTGATAGTGATCCCATTCCATAATATCTATTTTATCATAATGTTATTAATGGGGCGAGCACGTGCTACCCGCCCCACTAAAAACTAATTACTTAACTAAGGTAACCTTAGCCTTTGGGTTCTTTGCATTCCACTTCTTTGCGAGTGCATTGAATGATGCCTTAATTGCCTTAAGCGCAGCAGCATTATCTGCAGTCAACTTAGCAATTGCTGCATCTTTAGCAAGTACTACTGCATCTGATGCAGTCTTTGCATCTGCAAGTGCCTTAGCAGAAGCAGCCTTCTCGGCAGCAAGCGCTGCAGCAGAAGCAGCCTTCTCGGCAGCAAGCGCTGCAGCAGAATCTGCGTTAGCCTTTACAACTGCAGCATCTGAGTTTGCCTTAGCAGCAAGTGCGGCATCTGTTGCTGCTTTTGCAGCAGCAAGTTCTGATACAAGATCACGAACTGCAATTTCTGCAAACGGTGCCAAAGCACGAGCAGGTAGACCGACTACGTCTGCTGATGTTGCATCAGATGATGTAGTTGGTGAGAATGTGATTAGTGATCGTGTTCCAGTTGCTGGAAGTGTTGCAACAAACTTTGCAACTCCAAAATCTGAAAGTGTAGCACCAGTTGTTACTGTTGCTGTGTCCATAACTGCTGTTGAAGCAAAAACTGTTGCAGTAATTGACTTGCCAGACACCTTGTTACCAAATGTATCTGTTGCAGTTACTGTAATGTCTTGCTTTGTCCCAGCAGCACCTGTTGCAGGAGCAGATACTGAAAGAGTATTAATCTTTCCAGCAGTTCCCTGTACGTAGTAGGTAAATGTAGTCCCCTGATTGGTAACTGTTACTGTTCCAATTGCTGTGGTTTTTGTATATACCCAGAATGTTGCAGTTGTTCCTGTACCAGTTGCAACTGTCAATGATGATGATCCTGATGCTGCTCCCACTGGTGCAGCAGATGTGTGTAGTGCAGACACGATTGTTGCATTTGTTGCTACTACAGAAACGTTTGTTCCTGTGTCAACAGTTGCTACGAACTTGAGTGCGTCAGCAGCGTCAACTGTATTGTCTGCAGGTACTGGCAATGAAGCTGGTGTAGCAATTGCAGATGCCGTAGTATTTGCTACAGAATCTAATGATACAGCGACTGTCATTACAGCAGCACTTGCAGGTGTTGCTACGATTGTGCCCAAAGTCATGGCTGCAACCATGGCTAGTGCGATTTTCTTAAATGAGTTCATTTAATTTATTCTCCTTATTTCCTCTGTAACCTTTGCGATTACAGAAATTTAATGTAGTGCATTTATTTTTACATGGAAAGAGCAGGGATCTCCTCCTTCTTCCCATTCTTGCATTTCTTCATCTGTTAAAGGTGGCCCATCATGTGTATCGCAAAATACATCAGATATCCATCCTCTGTCATAACCATTTTTAAGCCATATTTCAAACTCTAAATGATCTGGATCTATATTATCTAAATCCATTCTGAAAGCTCTTCTAACATAACATGCTTAGGTTTTGCGCCAGTAATAGATTTAACTGGCTTACCCTTCTTAAATAATACCATATAAGGTATAGAAGTTACAGAGTATTCTGCTGATTTTATAGGATTTTCATCAACATTTAGCTTTCCCACCCATAAACCAAGATCTAGAGATATCTCATCTAATATTGGAGATACCTTCAAGCATGGCCCACACCATGGTGCCCAAAAGTCAATAAGAACTAAATTGTGTGAGTTAATCACACTATCAAAGCTTTCGTCTGTAACTATCAACTTATTCTCCTTTTAGTTCGTCCGCTGCATTGTTAAACTTATTCATAAATGTTTGGATAACCCAAATTGCGGTTTCTCCTGCATTCGATGCCATTGCCTTAGATGCCTCTTCTGTCCTATCTTCAAGGGCAAGGGCGTTGTACCATTTCTGGTACAACTCCTCACCGATGTCCTTGATTATTTCTTCAAGTATGGTTAACTTGCTATCCATTGATTACCTTACTCAAATTAAACAGATAAATATTTTGTCCATAAGAGTTTTCTACTGGATCAGATGCAGTCTTCATTAATGAAATTAGCTGTGATGATGTCAGTGTAGGCTTTAAGACCTTTAGTTGCACATACTTTGCAGCGATTACCTGAACAGAAACAGATGTTCCGTAAGAGTATCCATTAACATTCCCAGGATAAAGAGTTGGTTGCTGTACTTCACCCCATAGATCTACAAGCTTTGAGTCATAGTTGCTAGTTAAAGAAACTTGAGGCTTATCTAGGTTTAAAGTTTCAACTCCGCCGACTGCAATTGACTGACTAATGCATCCTGGCCACTCAATCTTATTTTTCATGCTTGGATTTCCACCACTGTTTCCAGCAGGAAAAAATACTGGTACTCCAGAGTTATTTAAATTAGAGACTACTGTGTCAACCGCTGTTGGCAAACAGTACGCAGTGTCTGCGCTTCTCTTAATTACTGGAACATTTGTAGCATGAGATGACGCAACTGCAACAATATTATACTTAGCCTTGTTGTTATTAACCCAAGTTAAAGCATTAACTAGTGTGTTAAGGCCATAAGTCTGCTGAGCTCCTCTGGCTGTATTACCAACAATTCTAACAAAAACAATGTTAATGTTTGGGTTGGCTGCGATTGCTGCAGAGGCCATCTGTGTACCGTGATTAAATGATGATGTTGATAGCATACTCATTGGAAGAACTGATGATCCTGGGCCTTCCATAAAATTTTTCTTATTTGGGCAGGAAGGCCAATCTAAAATACAAACCTCGGCTACAACTCTTGAACGGATAGCTGGAATTGATGTATCCAGCGCAGTGTCAAGAATTGCAAGTGTGGGTGTTGATGTAGTTGACTTCAGTGTATTTGATTTTAAAGATGCCTGTGCAGGCATTGTTGTGATAGCGATTGTGCTGGCGATAATTGCCATAGTTAGTAGTTTTTTCATAAAGCTAATTCTACTAAATGCAGAGCTGATTGTCAATAGATTATGAGTTCTGTGTTGGGTTCTTGCGTGGATACCATTTGCCAGAATCCATATTTTTCATTTCTGCCGCCTGCGATTGGGTATTAATAATGTTGCTCATGATTTCATGCATTATGTCCAATTCAATTCTAAGCTTATATAGTTCAAGCTCAAGCATGTCAATTCTTCTTTGTGATCTCATTCTTCTTCTTCTCTATCCAGTGGCGTTGGTGCTGTTGCCAGTGTGCCACAATTAGCACACTCCATGTCTAAGAAATAAGTTGCAATTTCGCAACTATCAAACATAACTTTAAGGTTCCATATTTCACAACCGCATGGACATACATGTGTTGGTACACCTCGAATGTCCATTGATTTTGAATAGTCTGGTCTTAAGTCGTTTATATCCATTAGCTAATTATACACTAAACTTGGATGTATGTATAGGGGGCAGCTACGCTCATATTAAACTCAGTTGCTGCTTCTAGTGCCGCTTTAAGCCTTAGTTTTGGGTTCTTTTGATTCTTTGTAGCATGTAGTGCTCCCAGGGCTATCTGTCCGCCACTTCCTTCTGCCATATAGTTCACTATGTTTTCTCCAACATGAAAGTCTTCATCTATAGTAAAGATTCTGCCTTCGAGGCCAACAATAAAAATACCACCAGTATCTTCTTCTGAAGATGACCCAATGCTTCCATATCCGTGCTCTTTAAACGCAAGCTTAACTGAATCAACAAACTTAGTTCTCATAAACTTATCTAAGCCAGAATTAGTTTTTGTTGGTGTGTATTTTGGAGGTGTCCACATGTACTGAAGAATTTGCCCCATGCGAAATGAATCTGTAAACGCAATAGCATACTGACCAACCTTAAAACACTTTGGTTCTTTTCTTGACAGGATCCATCCAGTTTTATCATCTGATGCAGCATGATCTGATGCCATATAAACGACACCACCCTGGGCAATTGCAACAATACAAGTCATGACTTTATTGTACTATTTTAATTATTCTGTGTCCAGCATCTCATGATATTCTATGTGATTTAATTGATTTATTACATTATCTAGTTCAGATTTCATTTCAATTAGATCCTGAATGGCCTTATAATACTTGTCTTTCCACTCAGTTAATTCTTTTTCTAATTGATATAACTCTATTTTAAGGTCTTTTATATCTAATCTAAGCTGGTCTTTTTCTTTTTCTTCCCGCCTATTTTTTTCTTTTTTGGCGTCTCTAATTCCAGCAACTATTGCAGTTCCAAACCCGCTGAGGGTTGCTGCAAGTATTGAAATGATTATTGTTAGATATGATATTTCCATTATATATCATATTATACAGTATATTTAATCTAAACTAATAGCTCAGATGCTGCAATTTCTGCACCAACATATCTTTTTTTCTGTATAAAATCTTTAACATGCTCGTGACCATTTTGTCTGCCAGCAATTAATACTACCCATCTAGGCTCAAATTTGTTGTCTATACATGTCTGACATAAGAACAAATTAATTGTCAATAATGATGATTTTTTTAAGTTCAGTTTATTCTTTGTTTTGTTACATGAATAACAAAATATCTTTTCACTCATTCAAAAACCTCTTCGCATTCTGTTGCTTTGAAAAAACGACTCACATCAAATCTGATGTTGTCTCTTGAAAAAAGTCCAGCAAAATCTTTTACCAGGCTCTTGTATCTATCTTCTTCCATATCTTTTTTATATTTTAGTATGATACTTTCTGCTTTTATATAGTCTTCTCTTACAAATGTACAGTCCCCTTGTGTGCCACCAGATGACCTACGAAGTACTTTTTGTGCCAGTTGACCTCCTGGACCATACATTGTTACCGTTAGGTATTCTTTTGCAAATCCCCAATCAGTATATTTGTTATAAGCTTCAGTTACATCTACTGGTCCATTATAGTGATAAATTGATCTGGCTGGGCTTTCACCGTCCCTTGCAATAGTTAACATGTAGTGTGTGCTACCATTTGAGTTTTCTCTCAAGAAGTTGTCAACCACAGAAAGATGTTCTGATTTTAACTCGTTCATGCCATTGGCCTTCCCTCTAGCTCCACTCTAACTCCGTATGACTCAAGAAGTTTCTTAGCCCTAGAGACATAGTCTATTACCTTTTCTTTTTCTATTCCATCAAACTGAATAAAGTTATCTTCATATAATCTCAATGCTAAAAACTCTGGGTACTCCACAACATCCATAAGCAAAAACATTGGTTTTTTCAGTTCCCATAACTTTTTTTTCATTTCTAAATTATAAAAAACTGGCTTATTTGGTTCACCAGTCCACTGATTCATTCCATACTTAAAATGATTATTATCGTAAACATTAGACATTTTGTTTTGCCTTAATCTGTTTCCAAACTTCTTTTGTTTTATGTGAATTCTTCATCTTATCCATTAACCCAGACGAAAGGAACACTCCGCCCCATACCCCATACTCATTATTTTTAACACCAGCATCACGACACATTAACATTACTGGGCATGATAAGCAACACTGGTCTATAGCCTTAGCCATATTAACATCAGACTCGTATTGATCAAAAAATAGATTAGTCTCCATGCCATTGCATGCAGCTAAATGCCACCATCTTATTGATTGCTCGTCTGAATCTAATTCATTTAAAATATTTGACATACTTTAGCGGAAGAGTCCAAGCCCCTTTTGAATTTACTGGAAACTCATTTGCGATTCCCCAGGAATTGTTTTTATAAATACCCTTGGTGTCAAAATATCCGCTATTATTTTTCTCCCAAACAATTAAACTATAATTGTTCCAGTATAAATCAAACTTCTTCTTAGGAATTCTATTCCTTAGAATTTCTACTCCATTTTCATATAAGTGTAGCATTTGTCCAATTTGTCTTATTTATACCTATAAGTTATTATACAGGAATCTAACAGCCGTTGTCAACTGTTTTTATTATTTATTCGGATTAATCAGTGATGATTCTCCATTAAGCAACTCTTCAATATGAGAACATACAACTGACCATTCTTCTTCGAAAAGCTTATATGATCTTCCGTGGCCTGGGCCAGGAGCCTGCTGCTGTCTATGTGAAACCATTAGTATGTGATCTGAAGCAAGCTCTGCTCTTCCGCCCTCCCCCATAGTTATAGGCATGTTGCGTTCTATTCTGGATAAATCTGCACCAGCATCCCCATAGTCAAGACCTAACTCTTTTATCAAACTTTCTTTTAATGTTTTTTCAACATCTAGATTTAACACTGAAGGGGAATAATGCTTAACTATAAATCCATCCTTATCTACCAAATATTTTTCAAAGTTAGCTGCTTGCGTCTTCCCAGAATAAAATCCTTGGCAAAGCCACCAGGAGTAATATTCGTTAAATGGATACTGTATTCCAAGCTCTAAAGCCTTGCCCCACAAATGATCACATTGTTCAGCTATGACATTAAATATCTCACTTGGCTCACCAAACGGTTGGTCTATTCCGTTAAGGTCACCAACGATATCTTTATTTGGTATAGAGTTTACTTTTTCTGAAAACCCAAATGTGGTTCCATATACATCGCATCCGTAGTTTTGTGAATCCATGCCTTCTACTAATCCTTGAGACCAAGCACCCTTTGTAACTCCTGGACCACAATAGTCATTTGTTGGAAGGGCAACAATTTCAAAACCACTATCCTTATACTTTTGCTGTAACCATTCTAAGACTTCCATCTGATTAGCATTTCCACAACCAACTGTTGTGTTAACTACCATAGTAACCTTACCCTTATATTTTTCTAAGAATCCAGGTGTTCCATCCGCTGCTTGCAATTCTACATCGTATATCGATTTCATTTTTTGTCCCCTTTTATTTTGATTGATGAAATTTTTACAGATTTTACTTCATCATCTGTACCGAACACGTCGGAGATGTATTCTTTTGCATCATTTTCATCAAAAGCTTCTACCTCTGCTGAAATTTCTAGCTTAATTAAATATTTATTCATTTACTTTGATACAGTATATCCGTTTTTAGTTAATAAATCAATTGCAGCTTTAACTTTAGGGTCTACCTTCGCTGGTATCTTTTGTGAAGTAGATGGCTTTGATGCGGGCTTTGTTTCAGTCTTTGTTGCCCCGCCAAACTTTGGTCTTCCAAATCCTACAATTGAAATAAGAACTCCAGCTTTATTTTTCTTGTATGCACGAAGTTGTTTGCAAACTTCTCCGCCATTTCTTTGGCTTCCAGACTTCTTTGAAGATGTGTTTCCTTCTATACACCAAACAGTTCCATCCTCATTGTCTTTAACAACAATACCTACGTGAGAAA